AGCGTTTCCTGGACGAGGCGATCAGAAAAGCCTGCACCAAACGAGTGCCCATCCCCGGGAAGCGGGGACAGTATACGCGGGAAATAGATGTTAATCTATACTCAGGTAAGCTTGCCGCCGCCTGTACTGTTTTCCCGAATCTGAATAACGAGGAGCTCCAAAATAGCTATGGCGTTATGGGAGCCGAGGCCTTATTAAAACGAATGCTGAAGCCCGGAGAGTATGCCGGCTATCTGGAAAAGGTCCAGGAAGTGAACGGGTTTGATGTTCTTATGGAAGACCTGGTGGAAGAAGCAAAAAACTAATTACCGGGGGCGATAGTGAGAGTAATATCGCTTACTATTGCCTCCATAAGTTTCATATGCTGCCTTCGCAATTACTGAGCCTATCCCGCGAAGAAAGAGCTTTTATTGTCGCGAGCATAGAAACCAAAACCGAAAATGACAAAAGGGAAGCGGTAAAAATGAAAAAGGTTGGGAGGGGCAGAAGAAGGTAGAAAACTCTTTTCCCTTGACTTATAATGGCAATTAAGGGAGGGGTTTTAATGGATAAAGACGGTAAAAAAAGAAGACCTGGCTGTTTTGTATTACTAGTAATAGTTGTTGGATTAACTGCTTCTTTTATTTATGCTATAACTCATGCGGATGAAATGGGAGAAACCCCAAAAGGAGCGATCGCTAATGAAATGGGACTATCTCTCGAACAGGCGAAAATCGTTGCAGATGTTTTAAGCTCATGCGGAATAGATCGGATAGATGCGATTCAGTATGATAATACATTAGACGATATGAACCAAGAGGGAGAAAAAGGATATAGAATTACGTATAAAGGGATAAAAAATATAATCTTGTATATTTCTCCAGATAATCAAGTAAGCCAAATAAGATGGGCAGATAACGACCTGTATTCTAATAAAACGGTAGCGTCAACTATAGATGATTATATGTTAACAGAAGAAGAAAAAACAAATTATCAATTACATTGTCAAGAAGGAGTAAAAGCGGTTTTAAAAGCTCCTTCGACGGCTAAATTTCCGTTAATAACAGAATGGAAATTTGCTAAAACTAAAGAGGAAATCATTGTGCAATCGTATGTAGATGCACAAAATGGATTCGGCGCAACAATTAGAAGTGATTTTCAAATTATTTTCACTTCCGACGGCAATAACATAAGTTCATTCATACTTGATGGGGAAGAACTTATGAAATAAATGATTTGAAAAAAAATAGTTTTAAGGAGCCTTCGGGCTCTTTTTTGTTTGTCCGGAAAGGGGTGAGATTTTTGGCAACAATCAAAACGGCAATACAAATGTATAATGGTATGAGCCCAGTGCTGCAGAGCATGACTAATGCTTTAAATATTGCCATTTCCAGCTTTGAAACTATGCAAAACGTAGCCGACCGCGCAGTTGATACCCGTAGCTTGCAGGCAGCCCGCGCAGAGCTTAATAAAGCAGAAGTTGCTTTTAATCAGATTGAGCAGGAAATAAAACAGGCGGATCAGGCGCAGCAGAGGTTTAATAGTAGTATTCGAGACAGCAGACATGAGGTAAACAGGACGCTTGATAGTATAAAAATCTGGGCAACCTCTATAGGGGCTGGATTTGGCATCAAATCAGTTGTACAAATGTCGGATGATATGACATTGGCCGCCTCCAGACTGGATCTAATGAATGATAAACTACAAACAACAGCTACATTGCAGGATATAATTTTCCAATCCGCTCAGAGGGCACGGAGCCTTTACCCGGATACGCTGAGAACAGTTTCCATGTTAGGTATATTGGCAGGGGATGCTTTCTCCAGCAGCAAAGAGATAGTGGCTTTTGCCGAACAAATGAATAAGCAGTTTAAGATTGGCGGTGCAAGTCTTATAGAGCAGACCGCAGCCATGTACCAGTTGACCCAGGCTATGGCTTCCGGACGGCTCCAAGGGGATGAATTCAGATCAATCCGGGAAAATGCGCCCCTATTGGCTAAATCAATTGAAAACTATATGATAAATGTCGGAGTGGAAGGGACCATGAAGGAATGGTCCGCTGAGGGCCTGATTACAGCTGATGTAATCAAAAACGCCATGTTTGCGGTTGCGGATGAAACCGAAGAGAGATTTAGGCGACTACCCATGACCTGGGGGCAAGTGTGGGTGGTGACGGTGAATAATATAATACGTTATTCACAGCCGTTACTAGATTTTATTAATTTATTAGCTAATAACTGGGGAATAATAAGGCCTATTGTTTTGGGGGTAGTTTCCGCTCTTTTGTTGTACTTAACCGCAACTAAGGGGGCAGCTTTAGTATCTGGTGCCTTTACTGCGATACAGACGTTTTTATCAATAGGGTTTGGTATTTTAGCTGGAAATACAGCTGCTGCGAGCGCAGCCATGTTTGCATATAATTCAGTTCTATTAGCTTCGCCCATCACTTGGATAATCTTTGGTATTATTGCACTGATTGCTATCTTCTATGCAGCCGTGGCCGCAGTGAATAAATTCGCAGGTACAACTTATTCAGCTACCGGAATGATCGCTGGGGCTATAGCCTGGGCCGGTGCATTTATAGCCAACATTTTTATTGGTACTTTCAATTTAGCTATAGATATAGCGGTACAAGTCGTGAATTTCTTGCTTGGCTTCGCAGAATTCTTCGCTAATTTTCTTAATGACCCAGCTGGCTCCATAGTCCGGCTTATCGCCAATATGGTTGATACTGTCCTTGGCATGTTACAGGGCGTTGCTAGTGCATTAGATACCATTTTTGGCAGCAATCTAGTCGATACAGTTGAGAAGTGGCGAAGCGGCCTGGATAATATGGTGGTTGACCTGGTAGGGGAAGCAAAGATTAAGATGGAAAGGATAAACCCCCAGGATTTGCACCTAGATAGATATGGTCTAATTGATGCCTATAAAACGGGAGAAAAATGGGGGAGAAAATTTGAAAGCAAGCTATCCTTTGGAAATTTATCCGATACCCTTAATGATATTTATAACGGCGTTGGAGATATAGCCGCCAATACCGGCAAAGCGGCCGACGCCCTGGAGATGTCCGAAGAGGATTTAAAATACCTGCGCGACGTGGCCGAGCGGGAGGTCATAGACCGGACGGTTCTGCGGGATGTAAAAGTCACTTTGACCAATTCCTTCGGGGACATCCGGGAAACGGCTGACATTGACGGTATTATCAATAAGCTTGAAACTCGTCTGGCCGAAGCCATAGTTAATGAAGCGGAGGGGAGTTACGACAGTGTATAACTTTTACTTGGGAGAGGTTAAGCTGCCGGTAGCTCCGGGGAAGCTGAGTCTGAGCATCAAGAATCAGAATAAGACCCTGGAGCTGATGAACCTGGGAGAAATCAATGTTCTGAAAAAAGCCGGGCTTACAGATATCAGCTTTGATGCTTTATTGCCCGGGCGGGAATATCCTTTTGCAGAGTATCAAGGAGGCTTTAAAGAGCCTTCTTTTTATTTGGAGCATCTGGAGAAACTCAAGATTGACCAAAAGCCTTTTCGGTTCCTGGTCTCCCGCTTGTCCCCGGCGGGCGGGTATCTCTTCGGGACCAACATGGAAGTGAGCCTGGAGGAATATAGCATCGTCGAGGATGCCAACCAGGGACAGGATATCACGGTGGCGATGGAATTGAAGCAATATAAGCACTATGCCACCCAGAAGCTGCAGCCTATTTCAAACCAAGGCGACACTATCCTGGCCAAGGCCGTTACCGAGCGCTCAGCTAAAGAACCGGCCAAAAGCTATACTGTCAAGGAAGGGGATACCTTATGGGCGATATGCAAAAGAGAGCTGGGGGACGGGAGTAAATATGCGGCGGTGGCGGCCGCCAACGGGGTGAAAAATCCGAATCTGATTTACCCCGGCCAGACTATTAGTCTGGAGGTGATCAGCACTGTATGAACTGACGATTGAAAATCAAGGGATACTGTATCAGCCGATGGTGGAAGACGGCATTAAACTGACCTGGGAGAGACAGGGGGCGGCCGGCAAGCTGGAGTTTAAGGTGCTGAAGGATGACATAATCAACTTCCAGGAGGGTAACCCCATGTGGTTCAAGGTAAATGGCCAAAATCTGTTTTTTGGCTACATCTGGAACAAGAAGCGTGACAAGGAACAGATTATATCAGTAACTGCCTATGACCAGCTGCGCTATTTAAAATACAAGGATACTATCCTGTATACCGAAAAAACGGCCGCGGACGTAGTTAGAATGATATCCGGCCGCCAGAACTTAAAAACCGGGGCAATAGCTGATACCGGCTATGTGATAGCCCAGCGGCTGCGGGACAATGAAACCTATTTTGATATGATACTGGATGCCCTGCAGCTTACCTTTGACAACACCAAGAAGCTGTATGCGCTCTATGACGATTTTGGCCGGCTGACCTTACGGGATATCGAAACTATGCGCCTGGACCTGGTAGTCGGGTACGATACCGCTGAAAACTTTGATTATCAGACCGGGCTGGACGATGTCTACAACCAGGTCAAGCTGGCCTATGACAATGAAGAGGCGGGCAAGCGCGAGGTCTATATCGCCAAGGACAGCAACAATATAAACGCCTGGGGGCTGCTGCAGTACTTTGAAAAGATTGACGAGAAAACCAACGGTCAGATAAAAGCTGATACCCTGTTAGAGTTGTACAATCGCAAAAACCGCTCTCTAAGTCTTAAAAAAGCCCTGGGAGACATCCGGGTCCGGGGCGGGAGCAGCTTAGCAGTCTATCTGCCTATGATTGGGGATATCAGCATACAGAATAATATGCTGGTGGAAACGGTGACGCATACTTTTGCGGACAACGAACACTGGATGGATCTGAAACTGAGGGGGCGGATGTAGATGGATATGCTCAGGCTGATCAAGCAGGCCGGCATGCAGGCTGTGGAGCAAGGCGCTCCTACGGCGGTCCTGCTGGGAGCGGTCAAACAAATTAATCCCCTGGTAATAACTGTTGAACAGCATTTGGACATACCAGCTGAATTCCTGCTGCTGACCGATAATGTTCGGGACCATTGGGTAGATATGACTGTAGACCATTTTACGGAGAACGATGCTTACCTGGATACAACCCATGCCCATACCCGGAATCCTCCTGAGGCAGGGGAGGATAGTTTTGATTCCGCCCATAAGCATGCATATAAGGGCAGAAAGCCCTTCCTGGCGCACTATGGCTTGCAGGTGGGAGAACAGGTGGTTCTCTTGCGCGTCCAGGGCGGCCAAAAATTCATTGTATTGAACAGGGTGGTGAGCGCATGATTCCACAGAGCACATACGATGCTGAACAGGATTTTATTATCAGCCGGGAGCCCAGCTATACCCATAAACTCAATTACGAAAAGGAAACCGTTTCCGGGTTCACAGACGGCATGGACGCAGTAAAGCAAGCTATATATAAGATTCTCAACACAGAGCGGTACCGGCATGTTATTTATAGCTGGAATTACGGTGTGGAGCTTGAGGATCTTTTTGGAATGCCGAAACCCTATGTCTATCCGGAGCTGGAAAGAAGGATCACAGAAGCCCTGCTGCAGGATGACCGCATAACCGCTGTAGATGACTTCTCTTTTACTTCTCAGAAAGGAAGCGTAACAGCTGCATTTACCGTGCATACAGTTTTCGGGGAGCTTGAGACGGAAAGGACGGTGAATATATAAAATGTACGAAAACCAGACCTATGAAGTAATCCTGCAGCGCATGCTGGACCGGGTACCGGCTACGGTTGATAAGCGCGAGGGCAGTGTTATTCATGACGCCCTGGCGCCGGCAGCGGCTGAACTAGCCCAGGCGTATATTGAGCTTGATGTAATTCTAAATGAAACCTTTGCTGATACGGCCAATGGTGAGTTTCTGACACGCCGGGCGGCAGAACGGGGCATAAGTCGAAAACTTGCGGCCAAGACTATCCGGTTAGGGATATTCACCGGAGCCGGCGGTGTAGCTTTTAACCCTCCCATCGGTAGCCGGTTCAGCGGGGATGATCTGAACTATGTTGTTCTGGGAAAGATCACTGACGGACAATTCAGGATGGAGTGCGAAACCGCCGGTGAAGTCGGAAACAGTTACACTGGGATCCTGCTCCCCATAGGTTACATCTCCGGCCTGGCCACAGCAACTTTGACCGATATCCTGGTGCCGGGAGAGAATGAAGAGCCGGATGATAATCTGCGGGAAAGATACTTCGCCAATCTGGTTAGCCAGGCTTACGGCGGGAATATAACCGACTATAAACAGAAAGCAAACGAATTGCCAGGCGTGGGCGGGGTGAAAGTCTATCCAGTATGGGACGGCGGAGGGACCGTCAAACTAACTATAATCGGCAGTGATTACAATGTACCATCCTCTGCTCTTATTAACAACGTACAGACCGCCATTGACCCCGAAGGCAACCAGGGGGAAGGCTACGGCCTAGCCCCTATCGGCCATATTGTAACCGTGGTAGGAGTAGAAGAAGCCGAGGTAAACATTGAATCTACCATAGCCTTCCAGGACGGTTATACCTGGCCGGACGTAAAGCCGGGAATTGAGTCCGTAATTAACAATTACTTTGCAGAGCTACGTAGCGCCTGGGCTGATTCCACTTCCTTGGTGATCCGGATCAGCCAGATTGAAACCAGGGCGCTGAAGGCTCCCGGTGTGCTGGATATCCAGAATACCAAAATCAACGGACTGCAGCAGAACCTGGCGCTGGGCGCCGATGAAATACCGGTTTTAGGGGAGGTGACGGCTGTATAATGCAAGTGCAGGAATACTGGCCGGAAATCATCAGAGGGTACCGGGAATTTGAAAAGATAGCCGAATCTGAGAACCCGGAACTGGAACAGGTTTGGCAAGCGGTGAGTGATCTGCTGGATGACCAATTTATCGGGACCGCCACCGAAAAAGGCATCCAGAGAAGGGAAAGACTACTTAAAATAACACCACATGAGGATGATAACCCTGAATATAGAAAAACGCGGGTGCTAGCCAAATGGAATGGCAGGTTGCCATATACCTACCGGTTGCTTGTAAGTAGACTTAACCAATTATTCGGTAGTAACTACGATTTACACGTACTACATGATGAATACTTACTAAAAATCGAGATTAATACTTTTAATTGGCGCGAATTCGATATAATGATTGACGATATCCGGCAAATGGCACCGGCAAATATGGTCATCCAGTCCTCCTTAGCGCAAAAAATCAAGGGGACTTTTTTTACGGGCAGCGCCATACTTGCGGGCGAAGAAATAACCGTCTATCCCTGGATGCTAGGTGAGCTATCCAGCAAAGGAAAGACTTACATTGCAATGGGCAGTAATACGGGACTGGATACCACAACAGTATATCCACGAAAGGAAGTGAGCTAGTTGGCTGAACAGTTTTATACGATTTTAACAGCGGTGGGCAAAGCTAAAATAGCTAACGCGGCAGCCTTGGGAGAAAAGGTCAACTTTACAGAACTGGCCCTTGGTGATAGCAATGGAAGTTATTATAATCCTTCAGAGGACCAGGCTGCGTTGAGGAACGAAGTGTGGCGGGAGAATATAGGCAACATAGCAGTAGATGAAGAAAACCCTAACTGGATAGTTGCGCAAACAATTATACCGGGCCAGGTCGGTGGGTTTATGATTAGGGAAGCCGGTATTTTTGATGATAACGGAGACCTAATTGCCGTAGGTAAATACCCGGAAACCTATAAACCCACTGCAAGTGCCGGGAGTGTAAAAGATCTGGTTATAAAAATGATACTCGAAGTATCCAACACCGCCAGTGTGGTGTTAAAGGTAGACCCGACAGTTATACTTGCCACCCAAAAGCAGGTTGATGAGGCTAAAGCGGCGGCAAAAGCCTACGCAGATACAAAGGTGGGAGATCTAAGCACTCTGACCACCGCTGAAAAAGACAACTTAGTAGGTGCGGTAAATGAAATGGCCGGTGCAGTGAATGAAATAAATTCGGAAGTATTGGCGCTACAAACCGGTGCGACCCCGGCAGCGGACGCTAACAAGCTGGGCGGGCAGGAGCCGGAGTATTATGCCAGCGCCGACCAGATTGATGCGCATGAAGCTGATAAAGCACAGCATATGGCCTACGCCACCGCCTCCGGTACCGACAGCTATACCGTTTCCATACCGGGGATTTTGACCCTGACCGAAGGCCTAAGCGTAAAAATCAAGTTCCCCAACGCCAACACCGGGGCGGCTACGCTCAATATCAATGGACTGGGCGCTAAGGTTATTCAGAAATCCAACGGCAGCGCGCTATCTGCAGGCAATATAAAAGCCGGGCAGATAATGCATCTGGTTTACGGTGGCTCGGTTTTTCAACTATTGGGTGAAGGGGGGGAGTACGGGACAGCAGGGGCAGCGCAGATACTAACCGGATATACCGTTGGGACTGAAAGCGGTTTGCTGGATGGCACCATGCCCAACCGGGGAGCTGTGAGCCAAAGCCTGGCGGTAAACGGCTCTTACATCATCCCGCAAGGCTACCATAATGGCGCGGGGCAAGTTACGCAGTCCATTGCAACCAAAGGGGCAGCTACGATTACGCCTAGCACGGTTAACCAGGTTATAGCCGCCAACCAGTATCTTTCAGGGGCGCAGACTATTGCGGGGAGTGCCAATCTATTAGCCGCTAACATAAAAGAGGGCATTAATATTTTTGGGGTGGTGGGAACCTTAGCAATCGGCAAAAAGGTTGCTACCGGTGTAACTCAGCCACCTGGCTCATCCACAAATAATTATTTGACGGTAAGTAATTTAAATTTTACCCCTTCCGTGGTTTTAGCCTTTAGTGGTTACACTGGCGCTTGCGGAAGAAAATATGATAATGGAACGATTACATCTGTGTATTGGCATGACGTAGGTGTAAATGTTTATGCTGGCACTTTTACCCCCAATAGTACTGGTTTTTCTCTAAGGGTAAGTGACAATCTAGAGTGGAGTTTCCATTGGGTAGCAATCGAATAAAATTGAGGATTAAAGGGAGGTTTTACTATGCAAATAGGCAGAAAGATATATTACGAATTACAAACCGGCGACGTCGTTCTGGTTGTCCCTGAGAAATTCAGCGGCATTGAAACAAACAAAGAGCAGGACTTCGCTATGTACGAAACTCTGTCCATAAGAAACCCTGAAACAGTCGGAGTTGTTGAGCTGGAGTACGGACAATACAGCAGCGATTTCCAGACATGCAATTCGGTACGGGTAGATTTGGCAAGCGGGGATTTGCTCTTTAATTACCCGATATTCGAGCAGCCGCTATCCGTTGCCGTGAACGCCTTGCGCACCGAAAATACGGAGCTCAGGGCGCAGAACCAAACCCTGAATCAACAGGTAGCCGATCTGGAAATGGCTATAGCCAGCCTGTTAGGAGGTGCATAATATGCCTGCATGGAAAAAGAATATATTTGTTCGGGTCGTATCCCGCCGCATGGCCGAGGAAAGCCGGACAGCGGAGGATATCCTGGCAGAGTATCCGGCGTTGACAGCGGACGAAAAGGCGGAAATTATGGCCGCAATTGCAGCGCAATAAAATACAAGCGGTAAAATTCGATAGAGCACAACGCAGCGCCTTGAAAGGCGTTTTTTTATGTGCATTTTTCACGAGAGGAGTTGATTCCGATTGGCAACCACGACTACCAGCACCACTACTCCGGATTATAACCCGGATTACAAGAAGCAATATGAAGCGGCCCGACAGCTCGTGGAGGGCAACTATCAGAAGGCAGAAAACCAGCTGCAGGAACAACAGGCAGCCTTGCAGCCCGCCTACACCCAGCAAAAGGACGCAATCAGCCAGCAGGCGGCGCAAACAGGCCGGCAGATGGAGAATTATTACGCTAATAAGGGCCTTGGGCGATCGGGCAGTATGGTAGGCGCACAGGCCAATATAGCTAATACTGCGCAACAGGGAATAAATACGGTTAACAACCAGCAGCAGCAGGCGGCCACGCAATTAGCCAATAGGCTAGCGGAACTGAGGCAGAGCAAGGCTACGGACTTAGCCGCCTTGGAGGGACAAGAGGGGCAGGATTTACGCAACTTTGATTTGCAGCTTGCCAATTTATTTGGCTCTTATAATGGGCAGCAGACATTAGCCGGGCAGAGCCAAGCTTTGCAGAATGCCCTTGCAGAAGCAGGGGTAACGGGTATGTATAACGGGCAGCAAACCTTGCCGGCGCAACAGCAGGCATGGCAACAGCAGTATTACCAGAATCAGGCGAATCAAGAATATATGAACATGCTGCTCAACCTTATCAATTCGCAGGCACAGGCAACGGGTTCATGGACTATGCCTTCTGGATTCACCTATGGCGATGCCCTTAAAGCGTTGCTGGCAAAGTACCCGACGGGAGTTTATTGATAGGCCTCACAGGAAAGGAGGTAAAAAGATTATGGCAAGCAATTCTTCTAAGAATTCAGATTATGGGGTTACATGGGGCCCTGGAGTCAGTTCTTCAGGTAAAAGCAGCGGCGGCGGCGGTGGCAGTTCTGGCTCGAGTAAGTCAAGCGGTTCCGGTTCTGGTGGCGGCGGCAGCTCCGGTTCCAACGGTTATGCCTATGTCGATAAATACGGTTATTCTCATGTGGTCAAAGACTACGACACGGCCAAGAATTATGCGTCGGATGGCAATGTTTATAACTACAGCGGCTCACACAAGGGCGGCTATGCTTACGATGCCGACAATCACCGCGTGCCTTTGGATTTGCCTGGATCCAAGCCTTACGGCAATGATCTGAAAAACGAAATCGGATACAACTACGTCCCAAAAGCCGGCAGCCTGGGCTCTATGTTCACAGGCACATTAGGAGGAATAGCGTCGGCGCCTTCGCTTACCCCTTTACTTGGGACGAACAACGCTCAAGCTAATAACGCAACTACCAATAATTCATTGGCTCCCCTAGCCACATTGGCTCCAATAGGTGGGAACGCCGCAACGGGAAACGCTGCCAACAAGGAGCCTTGGGAAATATCACTGGAGAATTTTAAAACCGATAGCGCAGCCGGCTATAAGGAAATTGAGCGGGCTCAGCAGGTATACAACCAGAAGATGGCGTCAGGCGACTATACAGGGGCGCAGGCAGCACACCATTGGGCAAATCAGATACGGGATGCCATGGGCGTCGGAGCTCTTTACGACAGAAGCACAGGCGCGTCGCTCAACAGCAACACGCCGAACCTATATACCGACGTATTGAATGGACAGGAGGCTATTAACGACCGTAACCAGAATGTTTACAGCACGACTATGGAATGGCTTAACACCTGGAAAGATCAACAGGAAAAGCTTGCAGATGCATTGCCGACATATAATCCCCCGGAAAGGGAAGAGTTCAGGTTTACCACTCCCCCTGTCAATATAAGCAGCAGCGGGGACGATATTCACATTCCCACCCTTGCGGCCAGACAGCAGTGGGAGAACGAGCAAAATGCGATACAAGACAGATATGCGCAGCAGTACGGAGTGAATTACAACCGGGCGCAGGACGTTTACAATACTCAGCTTGATTGGCTGAAGGCAGGTATGGCAGAAACCCAGCGGCAGGAGGACGCTACGCGAGAAGCCGCCAGATACCAGGAAGAGCAGGCGATAGCGCAAGAAGAGCAAAGATGGAATCGAGCTTGGGCCATGCTTGAAGCAGGCGTGCCGACTGCGGAGGTTTATGCTACTTTAGGCGTAGAACCGGGTACTAAGACGTTCGAACAAATTATGTCTGAGAAAGCGGCGGAATTGAACGCT